ACCCTCTTCAAGTACATCTTCTAGGCTCTCAAAGCCAGTATCTTCTTCTACTCCCAAACTAGCCAGTAGCAAATCAAAAGTTTCATTTACGAAACCCTTAGCCTTGTCGGTCTTCTTAACAATCCCAGCGTCAAGGGCGTAAGCCAAGGGAAGCCCTAGGTCGTTGTATTCGATGAAGTCAATAAATTCAGCATCACTGCGATAGTTGAGCCATATCTCACTCAAGATACCGCACTTGTCCTTGAACTTAGTTGCCATCCTTATCCTCTATTACAGGTCCGTTGTTTAGGTCAGTCATGACTTGGTCAATCTCCGTGAACAGCGTCTTCATCTGGCTGGCAACAATCTTGTCCTCAAGGACTTCGAGTTTAGCCTTTGAATCAGCAATAGCCTCATCGAGTTCCTGAATTCGTTCCGTCAAGAACTTCTGGAACATCTGACGCCCGTGGCGCTGTACTTCTTCGCTTTCGCTCATTACTTATCCGTTTCTTCGTTGTTTTCGTCTTCCCTAGGCAATGACCTAGGAATCTTATCTATTTCTTCTAAGGCATAAGTTACCCAAGGAGCATCTACTTTGCTAAGTGCCTCTTTGATTCTGTCACGCTCCAAAAGCGCACCGTTGTTCATAAACATGTAGACGACCAACTCAGATGCCTCATCTGGCAGGTCAACCTCTATAGTAGTAAATCCTTCGGCGTCATACTTGGTTTTTTCCTCGCGACTGCCAAAGGTCTCCCTAAAGATGTCAAAGAAATTCTTACTCATCGTCCGCTCCACCTTTCAAGATTAGAGTCATGATTGCTGCCGAGATAGCCCAAGTCAGCATACCGCCAGCCATCAGGTGAGCCAACCCATCGTTGGGGTTGACTACGCTGGAAGCCAGCCAAGCCGAAATGACCATCACAGCCAAGAATACAATTAGTAGTTTCATTTGTACTAATTCTATCTAATGTATGTTGATTGTCAATTAGATAACCCTGAAGTCACCAGTCAGGTCGTCATCCTCAAAAATCCTGTCAATCTTGTCATACAGTTCATCCAGCGTGCCGTCATTGACAATGATGTGGTCAAACATAAACCCATCAAGCGCATGCTCCGAAGGATGGTCATTCACAGCCTCGTACCCAGGGCGAACTACTCTCCACACCTGACCGCCGAAATCTCTAACCCGCTGAGCCTCATTTACATAACGGACGTCGCTGAGCGCAGCCCTAGGGTGGATAGCCACTTCCCTAAATGCTTGGTCCACCCAAAAGTCGTTACCCCACATGTCTCTGGCAACTTCAGTTCCCAGTCTTTGCATTAGACCACGGACGTCGACGCTGATGTCTTTGAGTTCTTCCCAGCCATAGAAGTCAACCATGTCGCGTAGCGCCCAAGGGAGTTTGGCTTCGGGGTCGTCTTGAGTCTTTACTCTGACTATTGGATTTAGGTTGTAAAGGGCGTTTCTGATTTGGTCCGCGAAGGCAATGCGTTTATAGGAGTACTTCATCTCCAGATATTTGACAACGGTGTCTTTACCAGAGCGAGCGTATCCAGCAAGACCGATACACGAGAGGGGATTGATGTTCATTCACTCATCCTACCTCTTACGCTACAGAATAGCCAAAAATGACCTCTAAATCCAAAAGTTATATAATAATGTACGGTTTTTGTACACGACCCTATGTATAAACCTAAACCTAAGTTTATACAACGCCCATCCAAATAGGCTTAGAGCCACTGCTTTACAATAGATACATGAGTGGATTCCTTGTACCCGAAGAGCATGACTTAGCGGCTGCTCTTGTAGAGATTGCCGAAAAGCACGGGAAGTTCAACGAGGACGAAACTGGCATTTGGGCTGGATACAAGCCAGCCAAAGAGAACGAATACAAGTCGATTGGCGTCAAGTGCGAGAACTGCGTCCTCTATCGCGGTGGCTCAGAATGTGCAATCGTTGCCATGGCAGTAGAGCCAGAGGGCAAGTGTAGATTTGCTGTCATTCCAGATGGCGTAGTTGATGTCAGCGGAGCACGACCTGGAACTGACGAAGACGTTAGCGTAAGCAATTACTTCCAAGAACCAAAGGAAGAAATCCCTCCTTATGTTAGAGACTCAGTAAAAGAAGTAGAACCAATCGACATTCGAACTATCGAAATAGATGACCTAATCCCAACCCAGAAGACCATCAATATGCGTCGCGTTGGTGATGTAAAAGAAAACCACAACCCAATCAAGGTATGGGAACGCGACGGGAAACTCTACTTAGTAGATGGACACCACCGAACTGTGTCAGAACTATCGCGTGGCAGGCAAGAGATAGTTGCTAAGGTTTATGCAATTGATTTGCCTCAAGTAGCAACAGCAGGTTCAAAGCCAGCCCCAAAGAAAGACCGAATCAAAGGCTCTGACAAGAACAAGAAGGGTTCCGCTGATACTGGTAAGGGCGTCGAGTTCACAGCCGCCATCACTAAGGCTCTTGAAAAGAAGGTAGAAGACCACAATGCTAAGGCAAAGAATGGTCGTAAGGTAAACCTTCGTATGCTCAAGGCAGTTTACCGTCGCGGAGCAGGTGCGTTCTCAACTTCTCACCGCCCAGACCAAAACCGTAACTCATGGGCAATGGCTCGCGTAAATGCGTTTCTTAAGTTAGTGCGCTCAGGTAAACCCACAAACCCTAAGTACACCACCGACAATGACCTGCTTCCTAAAATGCACCCGCGTCACAGCGAGGCGTCCAGTATGTCTCCACTCCTTGCGTCATTAGTATCCAAGTTAGATGAAGAAGTTGAACTCCCCAACGAAGACAGCGCAAACTGCGAGGTCCTAGGGATTACCTGCGACCAGCAGTGCAACTGCAACTAATCTGCGGTCTCCGACTCAGCCACAGCAACAGCATCTGCTCGCTTGGCTTTCATCTTTTCTTTATGCTCAGCGGCTAGGTGAAAGTCAGTCTTATTCTTGTAGTGGACAGTCTTGATTCTGTCCATCCTAAAACTGCGCGTACACTCAGCGCCCTTTTTCCCGCCAAAGACGTCTACCCACTCAGCGCCCTTTTCAGTCTTTACGTATTTGATAAAACGGAATCGCCCACGCTCGTTCGAAATCTTTAGTTCAGTTCCCTTAACTACGTGGCGTCCATTTATCTGAATCTCAGTAAGGACCGACCAGTTGTCGCACGGCTTTGGTGCTACTGGACCCACTGGCTTTCTTTTTGCCATGACAACCTCCTATGTTGTTTGTATAAACAATAGCACATAGGGGTGACATTATTTTTATTTACCTTTATACTCGTGTGAGTAACTCCAGCGATTCGGGTCAATAGACCAACGCTGAGCGCCGTCTAAATTCAAACCATCGGTGCGCCTCATGTGATTCTTAGAAGTAGGCTTCCATTTATTGGACTGGTCACGATAGCCACCCAACCTAGGGTGAGAAGTTTTAGAGAAGTAACGCTTACCGTTATCAATGTAGTACTGGGCTACTGCCTCTGAAACTTTTGGACCCAAACCTAAGCCCTGATAGTCGGGGTGAATCACAAGCCTGTGCTCACGAAAAGCATTTTGAACCGAACCAGATGGATAAGACAGCGTGGCTACAAAACCTACTAACTGTCCTTCCCAGACAGCCACATAGCATCGTGCTGTTTTATTGAGCGATTCGGAGAGATAGTGATACGGAGCGAAGTGTCCCCAAAGCGTCCTGTCGGCAGGGAGTATTTCGACCACCATGTCTGGTCGATGAAGATACCTCCCAGACGTCCACTCGCCACGGTCGGTGTCGATGACCCAGTCTGGCTCCAAATACTCTAGAACATCTCGGTGGCAAGTGGCTAAGACAATACCTTCGATTTCATTCTTGCGAACGTATCGAGCCATTGAAGCAGATGCAGCCTTAGCGACATTCCTATCTATAACCGAAGTAAATTCGTCAATGCGTGCGCAACTATGGAGCGAGCGTGCCAAGTTTGCGCGAAACTGCTGTCCGTTAGATAGAACGTTATATGGCTTTACCCACTCAGGAACAGACATAAGACCAGCAGCAGCCAACTTTTCACTGGCATCTACGGGGTCTTCAAAGTGCGAGGCAATTGAACGAGACGACTCCCACTCTGGCAGTGGAGTAATTTCTCCATCAAACTGAGCAAGAAGTTTTGATTTACCTGTCCCAGACGCTCCAACTATTACACCAATACCCCAGTATTTAGGTAAGTCATTAGGCAGGACATAAGGATAGAACTTCTCTGTACCGTCTGACTGATAGTCAAAAGGTCTAATTAGTTCTGATGTAATCGGGTCTAACTCCACATTAGAGGTAAGTGGAGTATCCGAGCGAAGCAGTGGCTTCCAATTTGGTTCTGTCTCTGTCGTCATTTCTAAATTCTAACTTATTTAATGTAACTAGTGGAAGACCCGTAGCCACTACCCTTAAGCATTACTGGTGGAGACGAGAACTTCTTAGTCATCGCTTCTTTGCATTCATCGCACAACACCTCAGGTGATTCACTCATTCCGTGGTGAACTTCCTTGATAATGTCACACTTCTTGCATTGGTAATCGTAAACAGCCATACGTCAATTCTAGTCTGTACCAGAGTGAGTGACTTTTAGAAATTTCCGTCTGCCACTTGCCAAGTCTTTAGACCAAGTTTGTTACGCCATAGATTTACCACCTGATTGCGGTCATCCAGAACAACAAACACGTCGTACTTATCGGCAATGTGCTCTTGGAACAACTCGTTCTTCACAATCCAATCAGGACGGTGGTCACCAGTTTTACGCATGTAAATCTCGTGGTACGGAACATTGTGCTTTTTCAACCACGCAACGGTGACATCCATGCTGTCGTCGTCACGTCCCGACATAACCACAATCTTGGTCCCCTCGTCATGTAAAAGGGTGACAACTTCACGCACAGCGTAGTCAATGTCATCTTCGATAACTCGGTCATAGTCATAAGGACTGCGACCAGTCATGTGAGCCAAAGTTCCGTCGATATCAACAATCACGCAATCTTCTCTGTACAGGTTTTGGTATGGAGCAATTGCGGGAACTTCGTAAGGAGCCGTCCAAGGCTTAAGTTTGCCAGCGGTCTTCCACATCTTTTGAATGACATCTGCACCTACTGGCTTGTCACGAAGAGCATCGCGAGCAATACATTCTTCAACTGGAACAGCAAGGAACGTGTCGTCGACAATGAAATCGGCATCGTACTTCACGGCAACATCAAACAGAGCCTTCACGGTCTGAGTAGCCAAGTTTGTGTTGTCCACGTAAATGTGGGTTACGGCATCTTGCTGTAGGAAAGTCTCCAGCATTGCAAGGCGCAAGTTATGTAGAGTATCGCGAGTCGCGTCCGAGAAAAAGAAATCACCCAAGGGGCGTCCGTAGATACTTGCCGACAAATCATCATTGTTGATTCTGACGGCGGTGCCAGCAGGTAGCAAAGCCATCTGCTCTTTTACCCAAGTGGTCTTACCTGCTCCAGGAATACCACGTGGGACGATTACTGCTTTTTTCATTTTTGTCCTTTTAGTTCGTTTGATTCAAGAATAGCAAAAACCCCTCGCTTTCGCAAGGGGCTTTTAGTTTGAGCGAATACAAGGATTCGAACCTCGTCCTCTGGTTTGGAAAACCAGCGTTCTACCAGTTGAACTTTATCCGCAGGTCCAACCCTTTTTATGGGGTTGGGGTGAGAAGGAGGATTCCACCTCCACAGACAGGCAACCATTCGGATTCAGTAAAACTGTCTGACCACGAGTTATCCGCTAAGAAAACAATTTACTGGGGCTAACCAGTTAGGCTCTAGGGCTTACCATTTGGCATCACTTGCTAGAACTTAATTTGTTCCTCGTGTGCGTTAGGGAGTCGTTTGCTAACTCCACATTCCGCCATACTCCACAGAGACCGTCGCCTCTGTGTTTGTGGATTGCTGGGTCTCGAACCCAGTGTCTGCCTTGACAGACAATCCTCCCCACCTTTTCAGGTGGAGGTCGTCCCCCGCTATCCAGCGAAGGTCGATATACCTATGGTACATCCGTAACCGCTAATTCACCAAATCCAAC